GATCAATAATGCGATAAATAAAAACAATGTAATAAAAAGAAGAAGTAGCTTTTAAAAAAAAATAAATATTTATAATAAAAGGAAAAAAATGAGAAAAGAAAAATTTGATAAAAAAGAAATTGAAATTGCTGAAACAGTTAAAGATATTTCATTAATAAAATTAATTAACTTTGTTAATACAAATAAAAAAAATAACGGATTAACGGACTTTAAAGTTAGTATGGCTGTACTGTTAACTTCACTAACTGAAGAAGAGATAGAGGATGCACCATATGAAGAAGTGAAAGAATTATTAACATCAATTGATAACAATATATTAAATTTTGAAGATGATTTCGTTAGCGAATACAAGGTTGGTGATGAGGTTTATACTGCCAATTTAAAAGATGGTAAGCCAACATTAAAAATGAGAGATTTGAGACTCATCGAGGAATTGGTTAAAACTTATGACACCAATTACGTTCTTTATATTCCTTCAATATTCTTTAGAAAAGACCATTCAATTCCATTAACAATTGATGAGGTAACTTCTAATAAAGAAATGTTTACAAATATAACTACAGATATAATAGCTCCATATATATTCTATATTTCAAATTTAATAAATGAAAAAGGTAATTAATTGGGATGATATAACGCTTGAACAATTTATAGAAGTTCAAACGTTGGAGAAAGACAATGATTATAGTTTTAATTTAATTTCAATTGTGTATGACATTTCAATTGAGGAAATTGAAGATTTATCAATTGAAGAATTCAATGAGTTATTAAATAATTTATCTTTTTTTAAAAAATTACCAACCAAACCAAAATCAATAATTAAAATTGATGACGTAGAATTACATCTAATTGATGATATAACCAAATACACACTTGGCGAATGGATTGATATTGAAAATCTTTTACAAGAAGATATTGTTGGTAATTTACCAAAGTTATGCAGTATTTTATATCGCAAATTAATTAAGGGTGATTCATTCCAACCTGATGAATTTGAACCTTATGGTAATTATATACAACATCGTAGTAAGTTGTTTTTAAATTTAAGTATTGCTGATGTATATGGTATAGTTCCAATGATGATTAATCATAAAAGTATTATAACTACAAACTATGACGGTTTATTTAATAATGTTGAAGAAAAATCAATTGAAGAAGATAATGAAACTCCTCAAGAGAAATTTGAAAGAAGAAAAAATGAACGGGTTGAAAAATATAATCAAAAATGGGGCTGGGATAGGGTTATTTATAAATTAACTGATGGTGATATTACAAAATTTGAAGAAATATATAAACTACCTTTAATAATGGTGTTAAACTTTATGAGTATGCAAAGTGAGTTAAAATTAGTAAAATAAACAAAATAAAAATAAAAATAATTTATCATTA